GTGATGGAAAAAGCACTTGGTAAATATAATAACGATCAAGTTACTAAAGGTAGAGCAGTTGGAGAGTTAAATCATCCGGAAGGACCAACTGTCAACTTAGATAAGGTTTCCCACAAGATCACTGAATTAAAATTTCAGGGTAATGATATTGTGGGCAAAGCATCGATACTGAACACCCCTATGGGAGAAGTTGTTAAAGGCTTACTCGATGGCGAAGTTCAATTTGGTGTATCGACTCGTGGTATGGGAAGTTTGAGCCAGCGTAATGGCGTCGCAGTCGTCAATGACGATTATATTCTAAACGCGGTAGACATCGTGCAAGATCCATCCGCTCCTAGCGCATTTGTTAATGGGATTATGGAAGGAGTAGAATGGGTTTGGAATAACGGCATTATAGAAGCACAAACAATTGAAAGAATGGAGACTGAAATTAAGAAAGCTCCGCGTGCTGATCTCTATGAGACACAAGTTCGTGAGTTTAAGAATTTCCTCTCGTTACTCAAAAATAATAAATAGGAGTCTAAAATGACTGATAAAGAAATTATCGAAAATCAGGAAGAGGAACTCCATGACGAAGTAACTGACGAAGTTGTGGAAGCTCACGATCCTAAGAATGCTGAAGCTCAGTCAATAGCTGCAGTCGACAAGGCAGGTGATGCCACTGGAAGCGCTCCAAAGCGTAAAGGTGATAACACTAAGCAAGATCCAATGCCAAAAACTAAAGCAGGAATTATTGCTGCAATGGTTGGTAAAATGCAAGGAATGGACAAAGCAGGTTTATCTGCAATGTTTAAAGGTGAAAGTTATGTAAGTAACGAAGACCAACTTGTTGAGGATCAAGATCAAGATCAAGTTCAGATTGAAGTTGATTTTAAAGACGATCTTAAAGCACTTGTTAACGAAGAAGCTACACTGTCTGAAGAATTCAAGCAGAAAGCAGAGACTATCTTTGAAGCTGCAATCAATTCAAAAATAAATGTTGAGATTGATAGACTAGAAGAGAAGTACAACGAAGAACTTTCAGAAGAAGTTGAAAGTACTAAAAAGGAACTTGTGGAAAAAGTAGACAGCTACCTAAACTACGTAGTTGAAGGCTGGATGGAAGACAACAAGTTAGCAATCCAAAATGGTTTAAGAACTGAAATCGCTGAAGATTTTATGAATAAGTTAAAAGACCTATTCACTGAGTCTCACATTCATGTTCCTGAGGAATCTGTTAATGTAGTTGACGAACTCGCAGACAATGTTGAAGAGTTAGAGGCACAACTCAATGCTTCAACTGAAAAGTCTATTCACATGGCTGAAGAGTTAGAGTTATATAAGAGGGAGTCTATCATTAGAGAGGCAACCAAAGATTTAGCTGAAACTCAAGTCGAAAAGCTAAAAGGTTTAGCAGAAAATGTTGATTTTGATGACGAAGAAACTTTCGCACAGAAAGTAGCTCAGTTAAAAGAATCATATTTTGCTAAGACAACTAAAACTCAAGACGAGATTGTTGAAGATGATGATGGTCCAGTAATGGAATCAACAGGTTCAATGGATCAATATCTTAAAGCAATTAGAAAAAACGCACAGAAATAGGGGAGTCTTAAATGACACAATCATACGATAGATTGATCGAAAAATGGGCACCAGTACTGAACGAAGAGTCAGCTGGTACTATTGCAGATCATCATAAAAAAGCTGTAACAGCTGCTGTACTTGAGAATCAGGAAATCGCTCTTAAAGAAGAAGGAATGATTACAGAAGCAGCTCCAGGTAACAATGTTGGTTCAGTAGCAAACTGGAATCCAGTATTAATCGCACTAGTAAGACGTGCTATGCCTAACTTAATGGCATACGACATCTGTGGTGTACAACCAATGTCTGGCCCAACTGGTCTTATCTTCGCAATGAAGTCAAGATACGGTGGTGGTTCAACATCAAATAGAGAAGCATTATTCAACGAAGCTGAAACACGCTTTTCTGGAGACAGTGGTGGCACTCATGATTCTGATAACGTATCAGGTTTAAGAGACTCACAAGCTGGCGTAACAGCTGCTGCAAATATTGGCACAATAGACGACGACAGACTTACAGCTCTTGCAGCTGGTGGTATGCCAACTGTAGACGCTGAAGAACTTGGCGCATCTACTGGTAGTACCTTTAATGAGATGGGTTTCACTATTGAAAAAGCAACTGTGACTGCTAAGTCAAGAGCGTTAAAAGCTGAATACAGCTTAGAATTAGCTCAAGACCTTAAAGCTATTCATGGTCTAGACGCTGAGACAGAATTGGCAAATATCTTGTCAACAGAAATCTTAGCTGAAATCAATAGAGAAGTTATTAGAACTATTAACTCTCAAGCTAAAACTGGTGCTTTACAATCTAACACTGCTATTAACGGTATTTTTAACGTTCAGACAGATGCAGATGGTAGATGGTCAGTTGAAAAGTTCAAAGGACTAGTATTACAGATCGAAAGAGAATGTAATAGAATTGCAATCGAGACACGTAGAGGTAAAGGAAACTTTATCGTATGTTCATCTGATGTAGCATCTGCACTTTCTGCAGCTGGTATGTTAGACTACACACCTGCAATGTCAACAAACTTAAATGTTGATGATACAGGTAATACTTTTGCTGGTACTTTAAACGGTAGAACAAGAGTTTACATCGACCCGTATGCTCAGCAAAACTATGTGACAGTTGGATATAAGGGAACTAACCCATACGATGCTGGTCTATTCTATTGCCCATACGTTCCATTAACAATGGTACGTGCTGTTGGTGAAGATACATTCCAACCAAAAATTGGTTTTAAAACCAGATATGGAATGGCATCTAACCCATTTGTAGGTGCTACACCTGCTGATGGCCTAGCCGCAGTTAAGACTAACCAGTACTACAGAATATTCAGAGTTGACAATATTCTAGGTGCTTAGTCTAGTACTTTAAATTAATATTAGAAGAGGGACGAAAGTCCCTCTTTTTTTCATATAAATAGATGTATGGCATTAACTACAAACTTTAACTATCTACAACCAACTGGATTTAAGTTAGTAATAGATAGAAAAAATTATCCGAACTTAGAGTTCTTCTGTCAAGATTTTACCCACGCCGGTGTGATTATGAATACGGCAGATCTTGGCTATAAGAAAATAGCAGCAATTCCATTTATAGGTGACAAACTTACTTATAATGAAATGTTGGCAAATATAATCATTGATGAAGATATGAAAACTTATACAGAGATGCACAACTGGATGAGAAGAAATCTTGATCAAGATAATGTAACAGCACTTGATAGATTTAATAACGCAAATGCGATACCTGCAATGTCTGATATAACGTTATCAATATTAAATAGTTCTAATAACGCAATAGCACAAATTATATATAGAGATAGTATACCAACAGCATTAACTGATATTCAGTTTCAAGCCACAAGTGGTGCTGAATCCTTCTTAACGTTTGGTGCTTCATTTAGATTTACTTATTTTGATATTAAAACAATTAATCCAACATCTGGTGCAATAACAGATTCATTTGATGTAACTGGTACTGTAACCGGTTAATATATATTATTGGAGAGATAATGATAGACTTGAAAAAAGTCCACGAAATGTGGCAAACCGACAGCATTATTAGTAATGCACAATTAGACGAAACTTCTAGAAACACTCCAACCTTACACGCAAAATACTTACAGATTTGGTCTACAGCCAAATTAGAATTAAGACGAGCAGAATTTGAACAAAAGAAACTTTTAAAAGATAAATGGTTATATTACAATGGTAAGATGGACCAGAAAAGTATAGAAGAAAAAGGTTGGGTGCCAGATCCGTTTGATGGTCTTAAAGTATTAAAAGGAGAAATGGATTACTATTATGATAGCGATCCAGAAATACAAAAATCAGAAGAAAGAATCCAATACTGGAAAACCGTTGTTGACACTTTATCTGAAATTATTGATAACTTAAAGTGGAGACACCAAACTATAGCGAATATGATTAAATGGAAACAATTCGAGTCAGGAAACTAAATCATTCTGTCATACATGTAGATTGCGACAGAGGCATTGGCGCAGAGTTAAGAGAGTTTTTTTCTTTTTTTGTGCCAGGATATAAATTTATGCCTGCGTTTCGTAACAGGCTATGGGATGGAAAAATAAGATTATTTAATCAGATAACTGGTGAAATTTCTGCAGGTTTATTTCCACAAATATTATCATTTGCTGAAAGTCGTGAATACGAAGTTGAGATAATGGAATCAGATTATGGTAGTCCTAATGAAGGTAATAAAATAAATCCAGAATTTATGATGAAATTTATAGATGCTTTGAAGTTACCATTTAAAATAAGAGATTATCAGTTTGATGCAGTGTGTACAGGAATACAAAAGAAAAACACTATATTGTTATCTCCCACTGGTTCTGGTAAATCACTAATCATTTATGTTCTTATGCGATATATGTTAACGTCGTTTGATAATGATGTATTAATTATTGTACCAACTACATCATTAGTTGAACAGATGTATAATGATTTTAAAACCTATGGATATAATGTAGAAGCACACTGCCATAGAATATATTCAGGTAAAGATAAGAACACAAATAAAAGAGTCATAATAAGCACATGGCAATCTATATACAGATTTCTGCCAGAATGGTTTAGTAGATTTGGTACAGTTTTTGGCGATGAGTGCCACGGATTTAAATCTAAATCATTAACAACAATTATGAATAAATGTATAGAAGCTGAATATCGATTTGGTACAACAGGAACACTAGATGGTGCATTAACACACGAATTAGTATTACAAGGATTGTTTGGTAAAGTACACAGAGTTACAAGCACGAGAGAACTACAAGATAATGATACAC